CGGAAAAAGCGTTTTTGCGTCGTATTTTTCACCGATCTTGGTGAAGAACTTGATCTCGGTATCTGGAAGGTATGAGCTGTTAACTGAATCCACACTTTTTGTTTCGTGGACTCGCTCAAATTCCCTTAATGGACCTTGACCAATCATGATTTTCTTCTTATTATTTGTTTCTCTTAATCCAACACTATTTGACACTCCATCATTCTTGAATCCAACTAAGTTGAAATCAAGAGTGGTTCTGATCAATTTCGCTACACACGCCTGAAAACGTGTAACATGATAAGTGATACCCTCATTAGTGGGAAAACCTAGGCCACCCAATACCCTTGGGAGGAAAAGGTTATACCTGCCTCGACAGGTTATCCGCTGTATATCTGTACTATTACGTACAAGGAACTTGGCGTGAGCCAATTTCTTATCTTGAGCTCCGCACACACTTCTCGTGTATGCATCACAAAGATCTACAGCCTTATCACGCACTTCTCCTCTGGAGCCTCCAAGTTTGGAAGTACCGGAGAGAAGCCCGAAATTACAGAAATCCACTTTTGTAAATCTATCACCGGCATAGGTGAAACAAGTGGAGTTAATTGTCAAAACCTTCTCATGAATATAATTCTTACCAACACTCAGATCAAAACCAATCGAAGCAACACGCTTCTTCCACAACTCATAATGAGCTGGATTGGTTCTAAAGAGGATATCATCACCATTAATTAAACATGGTAGGTGTTCGAATGGAACTTCGATTCCTAAGTGATCCTCAAGAGAGAGTTTGTAAGCCATAAGATTATTCGTGCATAAGAATGGGAAGCTCAAAGGAGAGCCCATTAACTGACCATTTACTTGATCGAATTCTTCTATCCCAAATTTAGCTGGATAGTGGATTTCATGTTCACTGAGAGTGTTCCAAAATGCTTGCATTAGAGGCGATTCGAATCGCGCCAATGCGGCACCTAGACCAATTTTAGTGTACGTAATCTTCAAGTTGTCAGTAGCTGCAGAATAATCACCAGATACGAAATGAGAGAAGGTCATACCCTGTTTACTTAACCATGATTCCCTATCAATCATTCTATAGAGATGATCCTCACGAAGAGGATCACCAATTAATTCAAATTGGGGAAAAGTACGAAGGTAAGCAAAGAGCTCTTTCTGTAAGCATTTTGATAAATAGTAATCAACAGCAGGTCCTTTTGTGATGAGACGAACTTTCAAGGGTTCGAGAATGGCTGCAACCTTGGCTTTTGGCCTTTGGTTTGAAACTAGAGCGTTAAGCTCTTGCCATATTGGTGTTCTTACACCTCTCAGTTCTTTCACAACTCCGGGACTCACTTCAACCATTGCATGTAATACAGTTGCAACGGGATTAATGATTACATACCTATACATATCAAAACCATAAACATCATTAGTGTAATCTAAAATATCTCCGCGGGCACCCCCGTCTGAACGGGTGCGTTCCCAGCAAGCAGAGTTACTGATTTCATATTCCTTATCCAAGACAGGTCTGAATTTCTTAAAGAATTTCACGTTGTTCTCAACATAAGCTTCAACTTGATCATCGATGAATTGATGATGCACCTCCGAAAAGAGGCGACAAGTAGTATCGGCTTTACTAAGAACTTCTTTATGCTTAAGCATAGTTGTCAGGATGAATGAATCGTCAGCGAATTCGCATGCTCT